AATTATACTGAACAACGTTTGGCATATGATAAAGCAGATAATTTATTATAGTTATAGCTTAAAGATGATGTGGCATATATAAGATTTAATAATCCAGCCAATATAAAATTCCATATTCCATCTAAAGAGCAATTTAAAGAATTAACAAAATACACTACTAATGAACTTGTAAATAATTTTAATGGAGTTCCTGAATTAAATGGATTATTATTTACATCTAAAATAAATGGAAATTCTATATTTTTTCCTGGTACTGGAAATTATTATGGGTCTTCTCATGAAGAAAAAAATTTAGTAACCTTATGGACATCAACACTATCAGCTTCTTCACATTATGCAACCTATTTTTATGGAACTAGCGATACTCCATTTGCATCTAATACTAGATTTGTTGGAATGCCAGTTCATCCAGTAGTAATATTAAAAAACTAAATAAAATGGGAATAATATAATTTAAAATAATAAATTATAATTATGGACGAAACTACATGTGTACACAATTTTGGTATTAATGATTTATCAGCTAATGAACGAGTATATGTTAAAGGGCATCTATTGGAACTAATTGGAAAAGCAATGCAAGCTGTATCGGAAGCTCGTCATTATGCGCAAGATCTAAATCTTTTAGATTCACAAGATTATCTGAATTTTGAAGATGCATTAAATTAGGTATCTGTTGCAGATCCCAATAAATAAATAAAAGAATATAATTGGCAACATGGCTAAAAAATATGTATTAAGATCATTTAAACCTGGTGAATAGAATCATAATCATGTTAACCCGCTGATTAATCTTTCATCATTCGGTTTGCAAAGTAACCAAAGTATTATGAAAAATGCTTTGGCTATTAGTGCTTCATAGACTCGTAATGGAATGATGGATGATTAGCTTAATCCTAACTATTATGATGCAACTGGAACAAATAGATTTACTAAATATAAAGATTTAACAAAGAACCAATCATCTAATTATGCATATTATGATATGACGTATGCAACACGTTGTCAATATTGCAGACAACTTGCTCGAGATGTTGAAATTAACTTTATATTGGAAACTATTTGTAATGAGGCTATTGTAAATGATGAAAACGGACAATTTGCCCACCTCAATCTTGACAAACTTAAATTATATCTTAATAAAGGATATGATAACAAGAAAACAAATACTAATGCAGACAAATTAATCAATGATTGCAAAATCGCATTCAATAGAGTTTATTCTGCATTTGGTTGGGAAAACAATAGCGGTGCATGGAACTATTTCAAAAAATTCTTAGTTGATGGATTCCTTGCATTTGAAATTGTTTTTGATGACAAGCATAAAAATATTATCGGTATTTTGAATCTTGATCCGACTACTCTTCAACCGGATATCCAAGTGACAGAGGATGGACAAGAATTGTTTATTTGGTACCAATTCAAAGGCGCGGCAAACCAAAGAAAAATTCCAAATTCAAATATAATTTATATTTCATGGGGTGATTTAGGAGACACTAGAAATACTAATATTTCATATGTTGAAGGATTGACTCGTCCATTTAATATGTTAAGACAATTAGAAAACTCTCACTTGATTTGGAATATTCAAAATGCTCAAAACCGTGTAAAAATCACTGTTCCGGTAGGTGAGCTTTCAGATGCTCGTATCAGACAACGTGTCAGTGAAATTTATGCGGATTATGCGGAGGAAGTAACAATGGATGATATGTCTGGACAAATGCTTGTCAATGGTGAACCTAAATTCAATTTCCAAAAGACTTATGTATTTGAGGATCGCGGTGGGCAAGCAATTCAAATGGATACAGTTAAAGGTGAAGGATATAATATGAATACTACAGAAGAACTTCAATATTTCTGGCGTAAATTTATATTGGAATCTTAGGTTCCTGCAAACCGTTTCAATTTGAATATTTCACAAGCACCTAATAACGCTTTAGTTGGAGATGCTAATGTGACTCGTGAAGAATATGCATTTTCTCGTTTTATTCAACGTGTTCAAAATGCATTCAAAGAGATTCTTCTCAAACCATTATTGGTTCAAATTTGTTTCATGCATCCTGAATTTTCATATACTGATATTCTTAAACAAGGATTAGGTATTGAATATAATGAAGAAAATGTATTTGCATTAGCTAAAAAGCGTGCGGCTATTACTGAAGGTGCTAATACAGTTTCTACATTACTTGGTTTACAAGGTCCTGATGGAAAACCATATTTTGCACTTGATTTCTTAGTTAAAGAATATTTAGGATTGTCAGATCAAGATATTGAAACTAACCAAAAATATAAAGAAGGAGAAATTCTTAAACAAATAGAGTTGGCTAAGTTGATGAAGAAACAACAAGCTGATGTTGCTGCTAATGCCCCACAACAACCAGGAGGTGATATGGGCGGCGGAATGGATATGGGCGGAAGCGGAATGAATTTCGGCGCCGGCGATGTTATGAATGGTGGCGAATTCGGCGGTCCTGATATGAGTGGCGGAATGGACATGGGAAGTGCTTCAGCACCTGCACAAGAAGCACCAGCGCCAGAAGCACCAGCACCTGAAGGTGGAGAAACAATGTAATATAGAACATTATACTAAAAGTCTCACAAAGTGCCCTAGATTCAATTCTGGGACACTTTTATTATTGAAATAATAAATTATATATAGAAGTAAAAATAATGCGATAGAAGCAAAATAAACAATTTCTTTAATAAATAATAAAATAATAAAGTGTTTATATAAAATGGCAACTATAAAAGGAACATCAAATGCACTTGGAAATTTAATTAATAAAATTAATGCAGGTTCTGGAACATCTGCACCAGTTTCTTCTGGTTTTGGTGGAGCCCCTATAGATATAGATGACTCAATTCCAACTAATATGCTGAATCCCGAACCAGTTTTTAAAATTAATTATAAATCAACAGAAAAACAGTGCATTAAAAAAGCAAAAGAACAATTAATGAAAATAGTCAAAGAAGTTGTGCCGACTATTTTGCAGAATTCAACAATGATTCTTGACAAAGTGGAACAAGATGCAGAACAACTTGGACATATGTATTATGAATCTATCAGAACAGACAAAGTGATTCAGGCAAATATGGATGCTATTGGACATGGCGAAATATCTCCAAGACTGTTTGAAGTCTATATTAAACTTTCTAAACAGCAATCAGATTTAGCACAACAAATAACAATAGCACAAAACAATATGCGTAAGAATTACATAGATACATATTTAGATTTGCAACAAAAAGACAATGCAGAAGAAAACTTAGCTATTGGAACTTCAAAACATACTAGTGAAATTCCTGCATTGGAAGAGAGTAAAGAAGAACCTGCAAAACTGGAAAATGTAATAATGGGAACCGGAAATGTGGCTAAAATGCTTCAAGAGAAAAAGAAACAAGCATTGATTGCTAAATTCCAAGAAGTTAAAGATGATGAAGAAAAATAAATTGCTAGAGAATTAAACTCTAGCATTTTTTATTAATAAAAATTAACTTCTATTTTTTTATTTAAGAAAAAAGTATTAATTTTACATCGTAATTAAAAAAGATAGTATTAACCCTTTAAACAACATAAAGCTATGACAACTGCAAATCTTCGTTCAATTATGAATCTCGCTTGGAGATTCGTTAAAGAGAATAACATGTCAATGAGTGAAGCACTTAAAGCCGCATGGAAAAATGCAAAGCTTTATAAAGCAATGTGCAAATCTACTGCAACTTTCACTTTCCGTAAAGTTGATGGAACTATTCGTCATTCTACTGGAACTCTCAGTGTTCAGGTTATCCCATCTCACTGTATTCCTGCAGGTATTCATCCGCATGCAAAGAACAGCAATCGCCAGACATATTTTGATATAGACAAACAAGAGTGGCGTTCATACAAACGTGAAAACTTAATTTCAATTTGTTGAAACATTCTCTCTTTTTAGACTATAATTATTAGCAAAATTAATAATATTATGGCAAAACTTACACAAGAACAAATTCAAGCAAATAAAATAGAGTTTATTAATCTCCTCCGTTCAACAGGACGTGAAGGGATTGAAACTTTGATTAACTGGTTAGAAAATAAATCAGATTTTTTTGAGGCCCCAGCATCAATGGTTTTTCATGGAAATTATGCAGGAGGCCTTTGTCAGCATAGTCTTAATGTTTATAAAGCGATGAAAAAATTTATTGCCAATTCAGATATGTTGGCACTCAAAGAACAAGAACTTAATAAAATTCCAGAGGCTTCAATTATTATTTCTACTTTATTGCATGATATTTGTAAAGCCAATTTCTATTTTCCTGAAATTAAAAACTTCAAAGACGAAGCAACAAATACCTGGAAAAAATATCAAACATACAAATGTGAAGATCATTTCCCACTCGGGCATGGAGAAAAATCTGTTATCATGCTTCAGAATTTTATTAAATTGACAGCTTCTGAGATTATTGCTATTCGTTGGCATATGGGAATGTTTGACCCAGGAATGATGATGTCACCATATGAAAAACCGGCATATCAAAAATCTGTAGATGAATGTCCATTAACAGTTTTATTACAAATTAGCGATTTTTATGCATCACATATGATGGAATATATGATAGATCAAAAAGTCGAAAATGTTGTTTACTAAAAAATAAAGAGCTCTAAAAGAGCTCTTTTTAATATCATGGAAGTGTATACATATTTGGAACTTTATTCAACTTAGTGAACCATTCTTTACAGGATTCTATGTCTTTCTAAGCCTCTTCAACCACAGATGACATTTGGATAGTTACTCCACCCACCAAATTTGTAGAGAATATAGTCATTAGTTTATTTGCCTATAATTTACAATGTGCTGAAATCCATTTTTGGACCCACACATTATCAAATAATTCTTGCTCTGGAACTTTAACTTTTAATCCGCAGAAAACATTAACTCTTGGATCATGACCAAGAACCAATAATTCATGCTAAACATAATTCCATCTATGTTGAATATCTATTAATGTAAATTGTTTAAGCTGATCCCATGCACTCCAAGATATAGTTCTGAATGCAACAGAGTCCATATTCATTAAAGAACCTAACCATAAATCGGACATAAATGCTTTATTGAATCCAAAATCAGGATCCATAATTCCAAACATTGCATTTCTATGTTTCATTTCTTGGAATCTGGTGACAGCAACTACACAATCGGGGAATGCAATTTTTCTGTTTTTTCTGAATTCCGGAGTCCAGAATAATCTAGCCGGAAGGATTACAAAGTCTTCCTCAGTTGCATCACTGAAAATTTCGTATAATTGTTTCAACTCTCTATCTATAATTCTCTCATAGGTTGCATCCGGAATTTCTATTTTAATCGCCCCATCTAATGTAGCATCAGCTTTCAACCAATTTTTAAATTCTTCTCTAGTCATTATTTAAAACTAATATTTTTATATTTATTAAATTTTAGTGAACCAATCTCTATGATAAACTTTTCCATCTTTAATGTCTATTATTACATTAATTGGCCATATATTTCTTATTCCAATTGGTGATTTATATATATTACCCTAATAATAAAAAGTATTGCCTTTTTGCTAACCGATATATGTTCCATCTCCTAATGATTCTATTGGTTTTCCATTTTCTTCCTCATCTTTAATTCTTTGCGCTTCTTTTTCTTCTGCTTCACGTTTTAATTTCATTTCTCCAATATAGACATCTTTAAAATATTTGGAAGCTTCTTCAAAATCATCAAATAAAACATCACCTTCTTCCGGTATGCAATCCATCATATTTCCATTTATATTAACAACGTATTGAACCTTTGTAATTTCCGGAGTAAATTGCATATTATTATAATTTGTGATAAACATTTTATGCGGCCCGTCTGGCATCAATATATAATATATTTTTGATTCTTTATCTATATTATTATTCCATTTGCCGATATATCCGGAATATACTCTGTTTTTGTCTAATTCTGTCATATATGTAAATTTGGATATATAACAATCTAATTCATGTGCACGATCTTTATATTTGTCAATAATATCTGTAGGTGTCAAATATAACGGGTGTTCTTCATATGTTCCTTCACATGGTATAAAGCTTCCACCAAATTCATATTCTACATCACCTGATAAATCTTTATCTTCTTCTGATATCGGCAAATTATTCATTCCATGAAACAAAAGATTCTATATTTTTCTGGCTGCTGATTGTAATGGCCCGCCTGGACCGACTAAATTTCCTTTGATTATTTTATATTCATATCTCATAATTAAAATCTCCTTCCGCTTAGCATATTTCCAAATCCTTGGTGGAAACTGTTATTATTATATAAATTTTGATCTACATTTCCCTGCATTAATGCACCATAACCATTTTGTTTATATCGTAAATTTCTGAAATTGGCTCCTGCCGTTTTATAGAATGCATCAAACTATTCATCCGTTAACTATGCTTCTTTTTCGACTAATATATTCAGCATCTAACCGATTTTATATAATTTTTCAGTCTATGGGGCTTTTTCAATCCATTCATTTAAGAATTTAATAAATTGACGTGATTCTGGAGCAATAGAAATGAATAAACACGTTATTGCAATATCATCATGGCATAATGACCCTTCATATGTATTTTTCTTTTTATTTTTTCCAAATTGATTCAATTCATTAATAGAACTATGGTTAACATCCTAGTCATGTTGTCTGACTAATATTTGTCTGTTATGAATCATCTTAGCACCAAGTTCACAGTAATAATTTTTGCCATGTTCTCCACTAACAGTTCTGAATCCATATTGTTCTTTCATTTTTTGAATCGGCTGACCTGGTTTTTGAACGCCTTTAATAGTTTTAAGAATTAGTGCGTCATAATAAGTGGGGTGTTGCTTGAATTTATTAATCCAGTTATTTCCATTAAAATTCATTTCAATCAAGATTCTGACATTATCTATTTCGCCATATCCAGTTTTCAATATTTGAAATGCAATATATTTAGCTGCTTCCGCACATTGTGTCTCGTCTTTGAAATTATCGATATATAAACCGACTTGTTTATATTGGACGCAATCTTTAATAGATATGGGCCCGCCGTTTCTGTTTACATTGATTCTATTTGGGCTAAGCGGTTCTATTTCAAATATATTAATAACATTATAATCTGAGTCTTCTTTTTCAACAGATGCTTGTTCTATTCCCTATGCTGTATCAACAACAAACAAAAAAGATTTTCTATATAGCGTTTCATAATCCATATAAGTTGGATTGAAATCTGGTGCCCATAATATATTATTAGATATTTCTAATGGGACATGATTGAATTCTCTATGGATAAAATCTTGTTTAATTCTATTCATTAAGAGAATTGATTTTGGAGAAATTAATCTAGTGCTGTCAGATTCAAATGACAATTTATATTCTCTTTCAAACAAATCGTCATCCATCATTTTCTTTCTTTCTCTTTCTAACCATTTTTCATCATGTCCAGGAACTTGCCACCAGTCAACACGATTAAGAACCCAATCACTGGTTTTTTTAATCGCACTATCAACAATTTCATAGAATTTTCCGGTTGTTCCACGAGGTGTTGAAGAAACAATAATCTATGAGTTTACAAGGCTAGACATAGTAGGAATAACAGATGCCCAGTATTCTGAAATAACACCTTGAGGAATAAGAGCACACTCATCGATATAAAGCAAGTGAATAGAATCACCGGTTGCAGGAGTTTTAGAAGCAGCAGCGCATTTAATACAAGAACCGTTTTCTAATTTAATTCTGTTAGCAGAAATATTAAGTATACCTGGTTTTAAGAAAAATGGAAGGCCCTCTAAAAATTCTTTAACTTTTTCTACAATTCCTGTCGCCGTAGATGCTTTATTTGCACAAATAAAAATATTTCTGTCATTATGAAATATTGCATACCACACTATAAATGCACCAATAGTTGTAGTATTATGAGATAAAATACCATTAGAATAATAACTATGAGATTCTTCAACAGATATATCATACATATATTGAAGTTGATGAGTATTTACAACAGATTTGACTTTAATCCAACCATTTTCTGTTAATATATAATGATTTTCTGTTAAGTCTTTGATAAAAATCCACTATTCAACATAATTAATAGATGCATAGATTCTATGATTATCTGCGCCATCTAAAGTTAATCCATTTTCTAATTCAAGATGATAAATCTCAAAAGCTTTAGTTCTAAAAAGCTAAGTAGCATGATTATACTAATCTTTTGATTTAATTTCAAATTGAACATCTTGTTTTTCTATAAGTTTTTCTTGATGATTTTTACCAAATTTTATAGATTCTAATTTATAAATTATATTTGTTAATTTATTCTTAAATAATTTAGTATCATTTAATTTATATACATAATAAATTATCTTATCTAATAATGTATGAGAACTAAGAATATTAAAGTATAATTCATATAATTTAATTTTTCCATATTCTTTAGTATCTATAATGGAATTTCCTGACAGGCATTTTGAAGTTTGTCTACTCTAAAGTAAACATACCATTGGGTTGTCTGGTATTATAACTTCTTCATCTGGATCCCAATGTTCTCCAGACAATGTTTTTAAATTCTCTTTTTGAAAATCATATAATTTAACAGTTGCTCTTCCTTTTTTATTCATGAATTTTACATAATTCTCAACAAACCATATACAGTCATTAGCACATTTATCCATTATCTCAAGTTCTTCATCAGTATATTCAAATATAACACCAGCATCACGCCAGTCTGGACTACCGTGGAAGAATGGAGTTGTATCAGCTTGTCCGCCATTTAGAACATTAGAAGTTAACGCTTTGATTTTTTCTGTAGAATAAACTTTAGATTTCTTTTCTAATTCGGCTTGCTTGTCTAATACATTACTGTGTATGTCAAATTGTTGTCGAACTTTTGGCATATTAAATTATATAATTGTTTTCATTTTGTTTATTTATTATTGTTTATAAAAATATGCAAAAAAACTTTTTTCCTAACCATTCATAAAATAACTAATTGTTAGTTATTCCAGTTAATAAATTTATTTTTAATATATAGCTTTTAAGAAATTCTCTTAATAAATAATAAAATATTATTTATTTTATTAACAATAATGGAAACTAATTATCCATTGAAACTATGGATTTATACATTCTGCTATAATGAAGAGAAAATTCTTCCTTATATTATTGAATATTGGAAATAGTATGCAACTAAAGTTATTGTTTATGATAATGGGTCTACAGACAATTCTCTGAAAATTCTGTCTCAATATTCTTGGATTGAGGTCAGAAAATTTGATACTGAAAACACTTTTGATCCGGAAAAAATTTCTCAATATAAAAGTTTCTGTTATGCAGATGCAATAGGAAAAGCAGATTATGTAATGGTCTGCGATATTGATGAAGTTCTTCTTCCAGCTGGGAATCTTCTCCAAGAATTAATTCTTGCTAAGAAAGACAATGTGCAATTATTTCAAACTAAATATTATGAGATTATCAATAATGAATTGAATCCTAAATATGATTCTTTAATTCATACTGCCGAGGGCTATTATGCATATCCAAATACAAATATCCATAAAGCAATTGTATTTGATCCACAAATTAAAATAAGTTTTGGAAATAATTCATTAATATATACAACAAATAGAAACTATAAAACAGAATCTATCATTATATTTCATTTAAAATTATTTAATGCATCTATATTTGCTGAGAGGCAGAAACATTTAATTTCAAGAATGAATAAAAATTATAAATTTAAAGATTCTGCTTTATATTATGGAAATGAGAAAAATCTTGCAACTAGATTGTCTTTCTTTAAGTTGGCTTCATCACATAAATACAAATTTGATAAAAAAGAAAATTATATAACCATTGTTAATGATATATATTCATTAGTCGGAAATGCTATAAAATTCAAAGACTTAATATGGTTGCCAACTGAAATTAATCATAATTCTAAAAGTTCAAATAAAGAATGCATATTTGGAATTCCTATTTATAAATCAGATTTGTCTACAATAGAAAAAGCGTCATTAACACAATTATGCAAAATTATTCAAAATAAATTTGAAATATGTTTAATTTGTCCAGAAGATCTTAATCTTAGAGAATATGTTGATATTGCCGAAAAATATGATGTAAAACTTTCAATATTGTTTTGTGCTAAACAATATTTTATAGGAACGGCCTCATATAGTTATATGTGTGAAACTGCAGATTTTTATAAATGTTTTAGTGAATATAAATACTTGTTTATATATTAGCTTGATGGATGGATATTTGAAGATAATGTTTAGAAATATTTAGATTTAGATGTTGACTATATTGGAAGCCCTTGGAATGTGGGTTCTTTTAATTTGTCATGTGATACTATTGGAAATGGAGGAGTCAGCTTAAGAAAAGTTCAGAAATTTATAGATGTCTGCAATAGTTTTACTCCTGAAGATTATGAAAAGGAATGGGTCAAAACTGAAGATTTGTTTTTCTGCAAAACAATGAAGACAAAAGCGAATTTCAAATTGCCATCGGTTTAGGTTGGGTCTAATTTTTCATTATGCGGATTATGGGGAAGATTTATGACAAAATACAATGATGGAAAATTGCCAATGTGCTTGCATGGCTGGCATAGAGATTATTCTTCATATTGGAAAAGATATATTAATTTAGATGGGTTTGAAACAACCGGAGATATTAAAGTTGTTTAGCAACCTATATAGTCTGTATAGAAATCTGATTATAAAACCAGATTGGAACTAATTAAAATGAAATTGAATAAATCTGACAAACCTATAAATATATAGGCTCCTGCTAAAATAGAGAATACTAAAATAGAAAATAAAAAAGAAATTATACAAAAAACGACAATGTCATCAGGATATGCAAACTTTTTTAAAGATTACTATGGAATAAAGAAACCTATGAAATGGGAAAATGATAAGCAGACTACTAATAAATAGTAGGCACCAGCTAAACCTGCTGTGCCAACTAAGAAAGCAGAAGAGAAAAAGGTAGAGGTTAAATAGGAAGTTAAATAGGAAATTATCGATCCAAATCAACATATAAACATTTTAATAGTTCATTATAATACACCATATTTAACAGAATGCTTAATTAAAAGTATTAATAAATTTGTTGGATATAATTGTACAATTTATATTTTTGACAATA